GTACTTAAGTACAACCCAACACAGCATGTAATACTGGTTAGATTCCTACTCAGAGTTTACGACTCTGAGAAACGGCCTGACTACGTTGGTATAACTTCCAACGAATTGTCGGATCAATGGCATCTAACTCAAAGAGTATTAATTTGCTAAGTTTTATAGCACTAATATTCCTTTTCTCCCCAGTCTTAACATCTAGAAAGTCCCCCAAATTCAGACCTGGACTTCAAAAGGATTCGATAAATCCTTTGAAATCTGAGTACTGAACGGGATATGAGTAATCACAACTACTTAAGTATACTTTCTCACTAAAATGAGTAAGCAGATCTTGAGTAGATGGTAAAGGATTCATATCCCCATCTAAAAAGATTCTTTTAAGTTTCTTATAGGTGATGGATGATTTTTCTAGATTGTTGAGCTTATTCCGTAGATAAGAATAGTTTGCCACAGCTTTGCATGCTGCGTCAAATTTATCCTTATCATCTGGATTTAGCGAATCTATCGCCGCTCCCATTAGGGAGGGTGACAGATCCATATTCAGATTTAATCCAAATACGGATACCAGATCTCAATACTGACCAGAGTACTTAAGCAGACGCTTAGGTAACTTCTGGAAAGTTTTGATGATCTCAAAACGGTTATCTCTACCTTCTCTTCTAAAAACATCCATGATTAGTGGAAGTGATAGGGAGGAGGCATTAGCAGACTGGAGTAGTTGCTTAGGTCCAATAGGACTTAAGTCTACTCCCTCCACGACAGTACGTTTAGCAAACTCAAGCGACCCGGTGGTTGATACAACACTCTTAGAGAGGTTGATATCAACTCCTAAATCAGACATGAGAGCTAAATAACTGGAGGCTACACTAGAATTACCGATAACCACGTCATCACCCAAAACCGCATAATCCTCAAACCAAACTTCCCTTTCGAAAAGTCCAGTCCGAGAAGCAGCAGTTTGGACAATAATGTGATGTGTAATAGCTAGCATCGCTCACGAAGACAGAGCCCCCATCGGTTGGCCTACAGCGTACGAATAGTATTCTTTAGTTTTAGCTAAATAATACTTTCTATCCACTAGTAAGCCTTTCCAAGCTCTCGCAAACTTTTCATCTATCAATTCAGATAAAATGGAAACTTGCAGATCGATTGGAAGCCGATCGGTTGCAGCAGATAGGTCATAGGAACCAAGAAAGGGGAGCTTCTTAGAGATTAACTTCTCTAGTGGGGCTCCTTGATTAAAAGTTCCATCTTGTTCAATATTTGAAAGAATAGAGAATAAGAAGTCATGTAATGGTTTAAGGATGGACTGAGTCCAACCGTCAACAATTGCAAAGACTCTGACTTTCTGTGCAGGTTCATGTTTAAGTGCTAACCGTCCTAAGAAAAAAGAGGTTGATCCGCTCACGATAGATTTAAAGAATGATCGAGGTAAGTGATAAAACTTATTCGATTCTAACATCTTTAATTCTACCTGAAGCTTTTTTCAGATATCTTTACCAAGATAGTCTGAAACAACTTTGAAATGTTCAAGTAATATGGGATTCTGTTTCAATGCGAAAGCATCAATAGGATATCCGAAAACTTGGCATTTCGTATTAGGGCCGGAGGATGTTAAGGGTAATACCCTGTACGCCATAGGGATTAGGTTTTTACCTCCTGAATGATTTATAATTTCAATTATAGACATTTTCGATCTATCCTTTTTAGGGATAAAACGATCCAGGATCCCTACCATTGAAGCTATTTCAGGAGAAGTGGTATACTTCCCCTTGAAGGGACTAGTAATAGTCTCGAGCTTCAATTTTGGAAACGCGGGCATTATCCTATAGCTAGACACCAAAGTCAGGACTGCCTTAATAACAACTGGATCTCTTTTCTCAATTAAGAGGCGAAGAGGTCCAGGAATTATTAAAGGTAATCCACGACGACAAGCAACTCGTGGCTCGTTAGAGCTACTTGTTGACTCACCTGCTAAGGTTTTTGTTAGGATCCGAAAGGACTCTTTCAAATACTGAACGGCGAAAGTCTTACCAGACTGACGTCGTAACTCAATTATTCGACCAAAAAGTCGATATAAATGAGTCTTAACAGGGTAAGTTTTGGTTATACCAAGTAATCAGACAAGGAAAAAGAATCAATTATAAAAACCTCTTTCAGAGAAAGAGTTAAATAATGTTCTTTTCCTTCTCTTAGGGTCGGTGAAAGATGATATGTTAAGTGAGTTTTTTGAATTCATTTAATTTATTATTGAGTAACTAACCTTAAGCATTAGTACTTAATATAATAGGTACTAATGGGTTTACTTGGGTCAACCAATCTTGTTAACTAATTATCCAAACTTAAGCTTTAGGGCTTGGCGCATACGATGACCGGTTTCCCGATAATCATAGGTATAGACTCCCTTCTGGGGAATGTGCCTGCTATGTCTGCCCATAACTTAATTATGTTCTTAGAACTAATCAATAAGATTGGTTATCAGTTATTTCTAACTGATTATAAGATACTAGTTAAATACCTTATCGACTTCTCACTAATCTCCGGATGGAAGAAGGAGCAAGGTGGGAATAACCAATTGGTCAAAAGACCGCTATACCC